TCAACAGCTTTCTGGTGCGTGATTAATCATGATCGCATTATGCACATGTTAACAGGCGAAGAAAGCCTGCATCATGTGCACATGTCATCAGTGCATGTTGTGATCGTCCCTAGCAGTTGCCGAAACCCTTGTCAACATTTATTTTTTAGAACGTAGTTCTAGGGGTCGCCTGCATGTGTGGCTGTGTGCGATGGCAAACTTTTCGGCCTTTGTCACATGAATTATTTTCATAATCATAGATTATGATGGGGTTGTGTATGTGTATATACCTGCGCGATTGGCAGCTTTTTGGCGGGTCTGTCAAGTATTTTTTAACTACTTTGTAGTTAGTTCTGGAATTCTCATAGTATTATTATACTATGGATAGAAATACTCGTAAGTCTCTGAAAATCCTCGGAGAGTTTTAAAGAATCTTTAAAACTAACACACTAGGGAGTCCTCTGGGACTCTATCAAGCACATAAGAATTACAAAGTAATTTTATTTAATATTACTTTAAAGAACTTTAAAGTATTCTGGAGTACTCTGGAGTTTCTTAAGAAACTCTGAGGCTTGGACTCTGGAAATCTTTAGAGTTTCTTAGGAAACTCTGGAGTCCTCGGAGGGTGGGCAGGAGGCCAGTACCCCCCACCCCCATATATACTAAATGTTATACATTTTCGGAAACTCTGGAGTGTCAAGCAGGTACTTCTGGGCGGGGCTAATAGACCCACTAAGGGGACAACATCCTATAGGGATCTTATAGCTTCTTGTCCCCGTAGGGCGGGTATTTAAAGACCCACTAAGGTGTCAAGATGCTATAAGGGATATATAGGATCTTGACACCTTACTAACCGGACAACATCCTATAGGGATCTTATAGCTTCTTGTCCGGTTAAGGCGGGTATTCAAAGACCCACTAACCGAACAACATCCTATAGGGATCTTATAGCTTCCTGTTCGGTTAGTGCGGGTATTTAAAGAAGATAAACTTATACATATATCTATATGTAACCGGGGGGACCGATTACGTTAGTATATAGCTGAAAGTGCGTTTTGTCAAGTTAAATTTACTACTTGACAAAACCGCTATAGGCTCTATAATGATGAGTATGAATAAAGAATTAACAGATAAACAACACTCTTTCTTAGAACACCTAGTGGAACAAGGAGGTGATCCGAAGAAGGCAGCGGAGTTGGCTGGGTACAATAGTGGTCATTATCAGGTTGTAAAATCATTAAAAAAAGAAATATTAGACATAGCTGAAGGAATCCTAGCCCAGTCAGCTCCAAAAGCTGCTTTAAAACTTGTAGAAGTAATGAACTCTGATGTGCCTATTCCACAGGCTAACATGAGGCTACAAGCAGCACAGACAATCCTAGACCGTGTAGGCTTAGGTAAATCAGAACGTATAGATGTAAGTCATAAGGCTGAAGGAGGTTTATTTATACTACCTTCTAAACAAGAGGTTATTATTGATGGAGAATACGAGGAAGCTTAAAGGTCATGTACCTTTCGGCTATAAAAAAGAAAAAAAAGAATTAATACCTGTGCCTCTAGAACTAGAAGCATTAGAAGATATTAAACAAGCAGTAATTAATAAGCAGTTATCTTTACGTGATGGCTCTATGTGGTTAGAGCATAAAACAGGTCGTAAACTAAGTTATCAAGGTTTAAAGAATATAATTGACAATGAAAGATTGGGAAATTAATCCAGATAAGTATCTTAAAGATGAAGACAATAACTTTATCTTTAAGGTAGATGGTACACCTAGATTAAAAGGTGGTAGACCTAAAGGCTCAAAAGGCAGAGGATATAATTATCATAGTCAAACTAAAGCTAAGTTAACTGCTAACCGAGTTATAAAAGATAAACAAAAGAAAATAGCTAAGACTGAATCTAAGCTACATGCTTATAAAGAATCTTTAAAAAACACAAAGCAAACAATAAAAAAGCTAGAAAACTCAGACTCCGATAAAATTATAACCCCCGAAGAGCTATCAAACACCCCCAAGCAAGTTCAACAAGAAGCAAAAGAAAATGTTATCTTTGCTCCAAATGAAGGGCCTCAAACAGAGTTCCTCGCAGCAGCCGAGACAGACGTTCTGTACGGTGGAGCAGCAGGGGGTGGTAAGAGCTATGCAATGCTCGTAGATCCTCTCAGATACGCTCACAGAGCCGCACACAGGGCCTTAATCATTAGACGTTCAATGCCAGAGCTACGAGAGCTAATAGACAAGAGCCGAGAGTTATATCCCAAGGCTTTCCCCGGTTGTAAATATAGGGAAGTAGAGAAGCTTTGGAACTTCCCCAGCGGAGCTAAGATAGAGTTTGGCTTCCTTGAGCGTGATGCAGATGTATATCGCTATCAGGGACAAGCATATAGTTGGATAGGTTTTGATGAAATTACTCACTTACCCACAGAATTCTCTTGGAACTACCTAGCTTCAAGATTACGTACTACTGATTCAGAAATTGTTCCTTACATGCGTTGCACTGCTAACCCCGGTGGCGTGGGCGCTCACTGGGTAAAGAATAGATATATATTACCATCAGAACCTGATACAAGCTTTGTAGGCAAAGATGGCCTTACAAGAAAGTTTATACCGGCTCGTTTAGAAGATAATCCTTTCCTAGCAATGGATGGTCGTTATGAAAAAATGCTTAAAGCCTTACCTCCTACACAACGTAAGCAATTACTAGAAGGTAACTGGGATGTTAATGAGGGCGCAGCCTTTACTGAATTTAGTTTAGAAAACCATGTAATACCGCCATTTCAAATCCCGATTTACTGGGATAGAGTTAAAGGAATAGATTATGGTTACGCCAGTGAGTCAGCTTGTATATGGGCCGCTATAGATCCAAGTGATGGTACTCTTATTGTTTATAGAGAATTATACCGTAAAGGCTTGACAGGACAGGATTTAGGCACTATAATAACAGAGATGGAAGTAGAAGACCCCTTCTCAGTTCAAGGTGTACTAGATACAGCAGCATGGTCCCGTACTGGGACTACAGGCCCTACAGTCGGTGAAACATTAGTAAGACAGGGCCATAAGCTGCGAAGAGCAGATAAAAACAGAATACAAGGTAAGATTCAAATCCACGAATACTTGAGGCTACAGCCAAGCGGAAGACCAAGATTACAGATTTTCAGTAGCTGTCCTAGCCTGATACGCGAGCTTCAAAGTATTCCTCTGGATAAGACTAATCCTGAAGATGTCAATACTCATGCGCCTGATCACGCATACGATGCTTTACGGTATCTTATTATGTCAAGGCCAAGAGTAAATGACCCACTAGCACAGATGCGGCACTTACGCATGGAACAAGCATACACACCTGCAGATGCAGATTTCGGATATTAATATATGTCAGATGAAAATAGCTTAACAGCTAACGGTCTATACTTTGAACAAGTAGAAGACGAGCAAGGTATGCAATTGACTTTAGAAGAGTCCTTGCGTAATAACTTTGTTGGTCTTCTTATGGATCGTTACGAACAGGCTGAAAGTGCTAGAGACATTGATGAAAGGCGCTGGTTAACTGCATATCACAACTATCGTGGTTTATATGATAAAAATGTGCGCTTTAGAGAGTCAGAAAAGTCTAGAGTTTTTGTCAAAGTAACTAAAACAAAGGTTCTAGCGGCCTTTGGTCAACTAGTAGATGTCATATTCGGAGCTAACAAGTTCCCTATTGGCATTTCAGAGACTAAAATACCAGAAGGTATTAGCGAGTATGCCCATTTAGATCCTCAAAACCCTCTTCCCGGCATTGAAACTTCGGCAGAAGAAAACCCTAAAGGTGAGAAAGAGAAAAAAGAAAACCCATTTGATGTGGGTTTTGAGGGTGATGGTCGTGTATTAAAGCCCGGAGCTACTTATGGATCTGGCAAGTTTGATGTGACGCCTCTTGAAGTACAAGGAGCAAACAAGCTTGTAGATGGAACCAGCCCTAACCCAGCAGTAATGGAAGTTAGCCCAGCAAAAGAAGCTGCAAGACGTTTAGAGAAGTTAATTCATGATCAAATTGAAGAATCTAACGGCGCTAGTGAAATACGCAACGCTCTTTTTGAGTCTGCTCTATTTGGAACAGGCATCGTAAAGGGGCCATTTAACTTTAATAAAACATTAAGTCGTTGGGAAGAAAATGAAGAAGGATTTAGGAGATATTCTCCAATTGATGTGCGCGTTCCTCGTATTGAGTTTGTCAGCATTTGGGATTTTTTCCCTGATCCAAACGCTACAACCGTAAACGAAGCAGAATATGTATTCCATCGCCACCGTATGAACCGCACTAAGCTGCGTTCGTTGGCGAAGATGCCATATTTTAATAAAGACGCAATTCGTGAAGCCTTAATGCTAGGGCCTAATTACGAAGAAAAAGATTACGAGCAAGAATTAAAGGATGATCACCGTTCTGATGAAGCTGGTTCAGGACAGTTTGAAGTTTTGGAATACTGGGGAGTAATAGACGCTGAGTATGCTCGCCAAGTTGGTATGGATATTCCAGATGAAGTAGATGACCTAGATGAAGTACAAGTTAATGCTTGGATCTGCAATGGTCAAATGTTACGAGCAGTAATAAACCCTTTTACGCCTTTCAGGTTGCCTTATCATGCCTTCCCATACGAAAGAAATCCTTATAGTTTCTTTGGTATTGGTGTTGCAGAGAACATGGATGACTCTCAAAAGATCATGAATGGTCATGCACGTATGGCTATTGACAATCTAGCGTTGTCAGGGTCATTAGTCTTTGATGTAGACGAAACTGCTCTTGTGGGCGGTCAAAGCATGGAAATATTTCCGGGTAAAGTATTCCGAAGACAAGCAGGAGTACCGGGACAGGCAATTAATGGCCTGAAGTTTCCTAACACCTCACAAGAAAACATGATGATGTTTGATAAATTCAGACAACTTGCAGATGAACAAACAGGTATCCCAAGCTATTCTCATGGTCAAACAGGTGTCCAGAGTATGACGCGAACTGCTTCAGGAATGTCCATGCTACTTGGCGCAGCATCTCTTAACATCAAGACTGTTATTAAAAACCTTGATGATTTCTTGTTAAAGCCAATGGGTGAAGCATATTTCCAATGGAACATGCAGTTTTTAGAGTCTAAGTTAGATGTTAAAGGTGACTTAGAAGTAAAAGCCACGGGTACTAATAGCTTAATGCAGAAGGAAGTACGTAGTCAACGCTTGACTATGTTCTTACAGACTGCTCAAAACCCTGCTATTGCACCATTCATTAAAATGAACAAGCTAATTAGCGAGCTTGCTTACAGTCTTGACCTTGATCCAGATGAATTGATCAACGATCCAGAAGAAGCAGCACTAATGGCTCAAATTATAGGGATGCAAAATAATGTTGGACAGGCAACTGGCGCGGAAGCTGGCCCCACTGGTGAACAACCCGGACCTATGGCTCCCCCTGAAGGAGCACCTCCAGAAGGCCAAGACCTTGGAGCTACAGGTACTGGCGGTGGCAACATCGGAACTGGAGCTGTACCGCAGTCAGGGGAGGCTGAGTTCTCTGGCTAAGTTAGAGAGTTTAAAGGACAGCGTTAAAGAAGCAATGGAGAGAAAAGATGGGTAAAAGTATGCTGGACAGAGAAGAATACGTAGTAGGCGGGATTAGTAAAGGAGTTACTAAAGCAGTAAGTAAAAAATTAAGTGAAAGTATAGATTTTTTAAAAAAACATTATGATGATGTGACTACAGAACCTACTCCGGGTCAATTAAAAATAGAAAAGGCTACTGGCAGTCAAAGAAAATTTAGAGCTGGCGAAAGATCAGGTGCGCTGAAAACAGCCGCTGGCGCTGCTGGCATAGGAACAGTTGCTGGTTTAATAAATGACGACGATGATGTTGTTGTTGAAGCAAAACCCTCTAAATCTTCTTCTAAAAAGAAGAAAGAAGAAAAAGTATCTTACTCTTTATTAGATCTTCCTGAAGAAGGTGCAGCTACTTACGAAACAGAAGATAAAGTTATTTATACTAATAGTGCTTTTAAAAAAGCTGCTCAAAAAGCTAAAGGAAAAACCTTTAAGTATGAAGGAACCACTTACAATACTAAAGCTGCTTTAGACGCTTTAGAACGTCTTAAAAAAGCACCCGGCGGTGTAGTTACTGAAGAAATGTCTGACGAAGATAGTTTTCGTATGATGTATAACTCATATAAACAAGAAATGGAAGCGGCTGAGTCACCTGAACAACAAGAACGTATTCAACAAAACTTTCAACAGCAGACACAAAACATAGATCAAGCAGTAAAAATGTCTGTGTTTAAAGAACAGGACAGGACTATGAAAGCTGAAGGCGGTTCAATGCTTGTACCCCCTGAAATGGGTATGGAAGAAGAAATGCCTGTAGATACTTTTACACCTGAAGAACAGGCAATGGCTGAAGAGTCACAGGTTCCAGACGATCAAATGGAAGATGACTACATGGGCTTTGTGCTTGATGAGTCTTTAGACGAAACAGAACAAGAATATTTAATGGGAGCTTTGGAATCAGATTCAAGGCTCAGTGAGATCTTTGATAAAGTCATTATGACTGCATCAGAGTTTTCGGGAGCTGGAGAAGTTGAAGGCCCCGGAAATGGTGTATCAGATTCTATTCCTGCGCGATTAAGCGATGGAGAATTTGTAATCACCGAAGAAGCCACCAGTGAAATCGGAGCAGACAACCTTCAAACAATGATGGATGATGCAGAACGAAAAGCTAGTGGAGGTAAAGTCGGATACGCAGAAGGCGGTTTATTAAGTAATCCTTATGGGTCACTTATGAAGAAGGACGATGATGAAGACCTAGTAGAGCAATCTATGTTAGGTGCTAATCAAATGCCAAGCCTGATGGGAGGAAGACGCTAAAAACAACAACAGTACGGCTACCTTGTATTAACAAGCCCCAGATTTTAAAGACGTTTTAAATTGGCTACCTTGCAAGAAAACAAGCCCCGTAGAAAAGGAGAGTATTATGTCCGAACAGGCATACGAAGAGGAAGAAGTCGCAAACCCGTATAATGCACGTAAACCTTGGCACACACAAGATAGGAAAAAATCTTCAAACGCTGCTGAAAGTTTGTATTACCCGGAAGATGAAGACGAAGAACCTCGACAGAAAAAGGCTACCCGCAAAAAGGCCCCTTCTTCTGAGGATGAACCCAATACTAATTATAAAAAACGCTATGATGATTTAAAGAAACATTACGATCAGAAACTTTCTGAATTTAAACGTAAAGAGCAAGACCTATTGGACCAAGCTAGAGTAGCTGAACCCCAATACCAAGCTCCTAAGTCTCAAGAGGACTTAGATCGTTTTAGGCAAGAGTATCCTGATCTATATGATACGGTAGAAACTGTAGCCCACATGAGGAGCCAGCAAGAAGTAGATTCATTACGCTCTAAACTTTCTGTTATTGAACAACGAGAAGCAGAAATTGCAGCGCGAGAGGCTGAGTCAGCTTTACAGGAACGTCATCCTGACTTTGATCAAATCAGAGGAGATGATGGGTTCCATGAATGGGCGCAGGAACAACCGGATCAAATACAAGATTGGATTTATAACAATCCAAATAATGTTACTTTAGCTGTTAAAGCGTTAGACCTTTATAAGTTAGAAACTGGGAAAGGACAGAATACTCAAAAAAGACGTTCAAATCGTAAGCAGCCACAAAGTTCTGCTGCTGATATGGTATCTACTAAAACAACCAATATAGATGCTAAGGAAGCTAAGATTTGGACAGAAAGTGAAATTGCGAAAATGTCCCTTGACCAATTTGATAGACACGAAGAAGAAATCAATATTGCAATGATTGAGGGAAGGGTTCGTAGAGGATAATCTTTTCTACTTAGGAGTAATATAATATGGCTTATAACCAATCAGACGCTCTATTTGAGCAAGGTACAGACACTAACGGTAACTTTGGTAACTCTGTATCAGGACAAACTAATTCGTTTTTCCTACCAAAAGTATATTCCAAGCAGGTACTCAACTTTTTCCGTAAGTCGTCAGTAGCAGAAGCTATTACGAATACGGATTATTCTGGGGACATTTCTGGCTATGGCGATACTGTACGCATCATCAAAGAACCCGTCATTACTGTTTATCAGTATGAGCGTGGAGCAGATATAACTAAGACGGCTTTGACAGACCAAGAGGTTTCTCTTGTTATTGATACTGCTAACGCATTCAAGTTCATCGTTGATGATATTGAAACAAACATGTCGCATGTAAACTTCCGCGATGTAGCAACCTCTTCAGCAGCTTACGCATTGCGTGATGCTTTTGACGAAGGCGTAATCGCTACTATGTTCGCTGGCGTTGCTGCTTCAAGCCCGAACCACATCCTTGGTTCTGACAGCGCAACTGACCTTGCTGGCGGTACTTTTGACGGTACTGGTAACTTGGACATTGGCTTTGCTTCAGGCGAGCATGATCCTATTGACGTTCTTTCTCATATGGCCCGTCTTCTTGACGAGCAAAATATTCCAGAAGAAGGTCGTTGGTTCTTGGCTAATCCAGAGTTCTACGAAGTCCTTGTACAAAGCTCTTCTAAGCTCTTGTCTGTTGACTACAATGCCGGTCAAGGCTCCATCCGTAATGGTTTGGTAAGCTCTGGCAAGTTGCGTGGTTTTGACATGTATAAGACTAACAACATTGCTGCAACGTCTAACGCTGCTGGTAAGTGTCTTGCTGGTCACATGTCTGCTACTGCTACGGCTCAGACCATCACTAGCACTGAAGTCATTCGTGACCCAGATAGCTTTGGTGATATTGTACGTGGTCTTCACGTATATGGTGCTAAAGTCCTTCGTGACAATGCACTGGTTTCAGCGTTTTATGGTATCGACTAAACTGAACGGGGGCCGTAAAAAGCCCCCAATCTTTTTACACAGGATTTATGTATGCCAGAGATAGGAAGTAATAATAAGCCAGTAATGTTTAGGAAAGCGATTGTTTCTCAAGAAAGTCGTTTTCGTAAGGGTTTTGACAAAGATAAATATCAAAGCAACTATGATCGTATCTTTGGTAATAAAAATGAATTAGAAATAGCTAGAGAAACTTCTAAAACTTTTAGCATGGAGCAAGAATAATGAAAGATAAGTACATGATGGGTGGTTATAGCATGACAGATAAGATGCAAGGTCAAATGAAAGAAAAAATGGCTGAACCCCGTGGTGGCTATGCTCATGGTGGTAAAGCTATGGGCGGTAAAGCTGACATTGCTGCTATGGAAAAAGCTTGTAGCGCAATGGCCGGTAAGAATAAAAGCGTAACTTACTAATGAAAAATCCATTTAATTTTTTTAAAAAAGTTGTTACATCAATTAATACTGGCGCAGCAAATTCTATTGCAAAACCTATAGTTACAGCATCTATTAGTTCTTTAGAAAATTTAACTACGCCTAAAAAAATACAACAAAAAGAACCGCAAAAAAATAAAAGTACAAATTTTATACAGCCTAATGTAGATCAAACAGCAGGTGATTTTTATTCTAGAAGGAAAAAAAATAAAGGCGGTAAAATTCGTGTGGGCGGTTATAAATCTATACAAGACATGGAAAATCATTGCTCATGAAAGGCGTTCCTCACTACAAAAAAGACGGTACTGAATATAAAGGAAGTACTCATAAAATGCCAGACGGTTCTTTACATACAGGAAAAACACATGGGAAAACAAGTGTAAAGTTATTTCATAAAAAAGATTTATCTAAAAAAGCAAAATTAAAAGCAGGGAAATAAATAATGGCAACATTTCTTACGTTAACAAACGAACTGCTGCGAGAGCTGAATGAGGTTGCTTTAACTTCAGCTACTTTTGCAAATGCTATTGGTGTTCAGCAACACGCTAAAGACTGTATTAACAGAAGCTATTTAGACATTGTTAACGAAGAACCTCAGTGGCCTTTTTTAGCTACTGATGAAAGCGGTGCTACAGATCACATGTACGGAAATGCGTATGTAGAAACAGTAGCTGGTACTCGTTGGTACGAGTTAAAGCCCTCTTCTAGCAGCATGACAACTGATTACGGTTACATTGATTGGGATAATTTTCTGTTAACAACTGTTGATGTTTCTGGCGAAACAGCTCCACATACTATTCGTAATCTTAAGTATACAACTACTGAAGAGTGGAAAGATTTTTTTAGAGTTTCTCAGAACAAAGACGCTTCAGACACCCAACAGTATGGTGTTCCTTCTCGCGTAATACGCAGCCCAGACAGCCGTAAGTTTGGTCTAAGCGCCATCCCTGATAAAGTATATCGTATTTGGTTTTATGCCTATGACCTTCCTACAGAGCTTGATGCTTTTGGAGATGCTATTGTATTTGCAGACACTTATAAGCCTGTGCTGTTAGCAAGGGCTAGATACTACATGCACCAGTTTAAAGAAAACTCACAAGCTGCTGCATTTGCACTAGACGATTATAAGCGTGGCTTAAAACTTATGCGCCTTCATCTTATGGAACCAGCTCCCGGCTATTTCAAAGATGACAGAATGAGATTTGTTTAATGTCTCAGCCTTGGGGATATTCTTGTAAAGGCGGTTTAAACGTCAACCTAAATCAGCTTGAAATGCTTCAGCAGCCGGGACAAGCTACAAGACTTCGTAACTTTGAAGTAGATCCTGATGGCGGCTACAGGCGCATTGACGGCTTTACACCTTTCGGGGATACAAAACCAAACGGCAGTGAAGCAGTATTAGGTATGGCTGTATATGCTGATGGCGTTATTGTTTGTTCAGGCACTGGTATATTTTTTAGTGTTGATGGTGAAGAAACATGGATGCAAATAAACAAGGCTTCTGTGGCTGCTGGTGGAGATGACTACGGAACTTTTAACAGCCGTTCAAAT